CTCAGCGTCCCAGCGCCGTGGCGGTGTTCGACGTGGCGTCGGGCATGTATGCGGTTGACGAGTTCGGCGGGATCGAGGAGATTCGGTCCTTCGCGTTTCTGGAGCGGCTGGCGCAACGGGTAGGTACCGCGCCAGTGCTCGCGCTCATTGAGTGCCCGACGTGGTCGGGCCGCGGGACGAAGGAAGTGCGCGCGGCAGCACTGATCTGGGAGCGTGCGCGACTCGTCGCCGAACGCGCATCCGTCCGCTACGGGCCGTTCGCGTCCTTGCATGAGGCGTACGGCGTGCTCGTCGAAGAGGTCGACGAGTATGAGGAGTGCGAGGAAGCAACGACGATCAACGGTGGGCCTGACTGCAAGACCCCGATGGTGCTCATTAGGGAATCGTTGCGAGAAGGCAGCGCCGAAGTAGTGACGCAAGCGCATTTCATGAAGGGCACTTTCGCTGATCGTGCTGCTGAGTTGCAGCGCGAACTAGACGAGGTCATCGACGTGATAGCGGTTTGCGACCGGATCATCGAGCAGTGGGGTGGGGCGGAATGACGTATGAAGAGTTCATTGTCGCCAAAAAGGCGCGTCACATTGAGACGGGTAGACCCGTTGCGCCCATGCATCCATCGCTGTTTCCGTTTCAGGCGGCTACCGTCGAATGGGCGATGCGCAAGGGGCGTGCGTGCGTGTTCGCAGGTACCGGTCTTGGCAAGACCTATATGCAAATCGAGCTAGTACGCCAGCTCTCGGACTTGAGAACCCTTATCGTTGCTCCGCTGGCTGTATCTGGGCAAACTATAGAGAAGGCACACGAGTTAGACGTGGATCTAGTGATGGTGCGCAAGGAGTCCGATGCAAGCGCGAAGCACGCGATTGTCAATTACCAAGGATTGCACCTGACCGAACTTGAATCATGGGACGCAGTGATTCTTGACGAGTCGAGCATCCTGAAGTCTCATGACGGAAAGTATCGCCAGAGCTTGCAAGCCCGATTCAGCAACACTCCTTGGAGGTTTGCATTCTCGGCCACGCCCGCGCCTAACGACTACATGGAACTCGGGACACACTCGGAGTTCATGGGGGCAATGACGAGGGCAGAGATGCTTGCGGAGTTCTTTACCCATGACGGAGGCGAGACCTCGAAGTGGCGGCTCAAAAAGCATGGAGTATCCGACTTCTGGGAATGGGTCTCATCTTGGGCCGCATGTTACAGCAAGCCGTCGGATATCGGATACTCAGACAAGGGCTTTAAATTGCCAGACCTGATGATTGAAACGCATGCCGTTCACGCTCCCGTTGATGCGACGGGCACCTTGTTTGGCCCGTCTCGCATCTCTGCTCTGGATCTGCATCGCGTCGGACGGTCAACGTCCGAGCGTCGCACGGCTGAACTGGCAAGCATCGTCGCGCAAGAGCCGAATGAATCGTGGCTCATCTGGTGTAACACGAATGACGAGCATGATCGGCTCTTGCGCGCTATACCTGATGCCGTTGGCGTCCAGGGCTCAGACCGTGACGATGTCAAGGAAGATCGCCTATTAGGATTTGCGCATGGTATATACCGCGTCCTCGTTACCAAGCCTAGTATCGCCGGCTTTGGAATGAACTGGCAGCATTGCGCCCGCGTAGGCTTCGTAGGTGTTAACTACTCATTCGAGCAGTTCTATCAAGCAGTTCGGCGGTGTTGGAGGTTTGGGCAATCTCGCTCTGTTCATGTTCACGTCGTTACAACCGATCACGAGTCATGCGTCTATGACTCATTGGCTCACAAGCAGGATGCTTTCGAAGGAATGAGCGCACAAATACGGCGCTACGTAGGAGGATTATCGTGAACAGAATCACGGGGAATGAATGGTCGGCGATCAATGGCGACTGCGTACGTGCGCTGACTGCGATGGAAGAGAACAGTATCGACTACTCGGTATTCTCGCCACCGTTCGCGAGCCTTTACACATACTCGGATAAGCCTGAAGACTTTGGCAACGTGCGAACTGACGATGAGTTCTTTGAGCAGTTCGCATACCTGACTCCTGAACTATATCGGGTATTGAAACCTGGCCGTGTTCTGTCGTTTCACTGCATGAACCTGCCCCGATCCAAAGAGCGGGATGGCGTCATTGGCCTCAAGGACTTTCGCGGGATGCTTATCAGGGCATTCGAGTCTGCCGGATTCGTGTTTGCGTCGGAGGTGTGCATCTGGAAGAATCCGGTAACGGCCATGCAGAGGACCAAGGCTATCGGCTTGCTTTACAAGCAGCTGAAGAAAGACAGTGCATTATCCAGACAAGGGATACCCGATTACTTGGTGACCATGCGCAAGGATGGCATAAACTCCGAGCCGATCACCAAGGACCCGGATCACTATCCGGTCGACTGGTGGCAAAATGTGGCATCTCCTGTGTGGATGGACATTAACCCATCTGATACATTGCAACGTGAGAGCGCGCGAGAAGAAGAAGATGAGCGGCATATTTGCCCATTGCAACTTGGCGTGATCAGGCGAGCGATTGAGTTATGGTCCAATCCTGGCGATCTTGTTCTCTCTCCGTTCATGGGGATCGGATCTGAGGGCTACGTCGCGCTTCAGATGGGGCGCAGGTTCGTAGGGGTCGAACTCAAGGAGTCGTACTTTGAGCAAGCCGTCGCTAACCTGAAAGCTGCGAACCTGCAAGGCTCATTGTTCGATGAGGAGGTCGCATGATCCGCGCGCTCTTCCCCGGCGACCGGTTGTACCACGGCGGCCAGTCGATCGGATTCGTCTGGGAGATCGTCGGCGACCGCGTCGAGGTCCGCAACTACCACAACCCGTATAGCGATCCTACGATCAGAGTCATGACGCTCGCCGAAGCGTCAGTCTTCGAGATCGAGCCGAACATGACGTACGGAACCGCCCGCCCGATCTTGGGCAAGGATGCGACGCCATGAAGATCAAGCCACCCGATATCATTATCGGGATCGACCCGTCCATACGCCATAACGGAATCGCGGTTCTGAGCGTCGACGGAGCCGCGATGGAGACCGAGGAATGCGGGCCCGTGGAATCGATTACGGCGTGCGAGCTGTTGCGGAAAACCGCCGAGATCGCCCGCCGTGAAGAGTTGCGCGTTCTGGCCCTGATCGCGTGTCCGACGTGGTCGGGGCGCGGTACGAAGGAAGTGCGGGCAGCGGCGCTCGCGTGGGAGCGCGTGCTTCAACGCGAGTTTGCTAAGCGGCAGGTGTTCCGCGTCGATCCGCGGGTCTGGCAAAAGCACCTACTTGGCTCTACAGTAGGTGCAACCAAGGAACTGTCGATGCTGCGCGCGGCTCTACTGCTCTACAAGCAGGCCGATTCGGATCACGAAGCGGACGCGGTTTGCATCTGCGAGTTTGCGCGGCTGATGGCCGCTGGGCTGGTCTCGCCATGAGGAGAAAACACATGAATAAGTCTAAGACCACAGTCACTATTTCGTCTGGCAATCAGTCCGTCACCGTAACCGATGATCAGCTGCGAAGGGCCGCGAATGGAGAGATGCCCCGTAAAGCTGAGGGTTCGGAGTTCGGCTCACGCCTGCGTGGCGTCATCGGCGGCAAGCTGCTGAAGGCCATCGTCAAGTGCTTCGCTTCGAGACCCTACAAGGGCGAAACGACCATTGCGTCATCGATCGGCGTAGCTCCTGAGTCGTTCGTCGCGACCAACGGCCAGTCGGCCATCATCATCGGCAAGAGGGCCGAAGCCTACGACGCCACCCAGCGAAACGAAGCGCTGGTCGAAGCGGAACGGGCGCTGATCTACGACGCGGCGGTCGAGCTTGACGACATCGCGCGCATGATCGACGCAAACGGGGAGATTGAGCCCTACCATGTCGATGTCGGCGCGGTGGTTAGCCAGCTCGCGGAGTTTCGCAGTGTTGGCCACATGCGGCCCGAGGTTCTCAAGACGATCGCAGTCGTAGCCGAAGCAGCGGGAGCGTCCTCGGTTGAGCTACTTGAGCCACGTTCGCCCGATCAAGACCGGCTCGGTTTCCGGTTCACGTTCGAGCCCGACGCATATCAGTTCGAGCTGGGCGAGGACCCGCCCGAGTTGCCCGTGTTGGCCGAGGGCCTGGTCGTCGTAACGCGAAAGCTCAGGGACGAGCCAGAGCAGGACGAGATCGAATGACGACCTTGTTCGATCCTCCAAGGCAGTCCGGCGAGATCACGCTCCGCCCCTACCAGGAGCAGGCCGCTTCCGCTGTGGACGCGGCCCGTGCGCGCGGCCTGCGATCAGGACTGATCGTTCTGGCCACCGGTGGCGGCAAGACCACGATCTTTAGCCACCTTATTGGCCAAGAGGCGAAGCGTGGCGGAAGGTCTTTGATCCTTGCCCACCGCGACGAGCTTGTAGAGCAGGCTGCGGACCGGATCGCGTCTATGACCGATGCCCGCGTCGACATCGAAGGTGGCGATCGACGGGCGATCGGTACAGCCGAAGCGGTCGTTGCATCTGTGCAAACGATAGGGCGGGCGGGAACCTCTCGGCTTGGGTGGTTGCGGCCGACGTTGATCGTCACCGATGAGTGCCATCACGCCCCCGCTGAGACCTACCAGATGGTTTACAAGCGGTTCGGCTGCCATGGCGAGAACCCGCCGTTCCACCTTGGCGTTACGGCGACGGCTCACCGAATGGATAACCGGCCCCTGCATGGGGGCGAAGCGATCTATGAGGCGGTGCTGTTCGAGTACGGCATCAAGCCGATGATCATGGACGGCTGGCTCTGCGATATCCGGGCCTACCGCTGCGAGGCCTCGTATTCGCTGCAGGGCGTCAAGACCACCGCGGGCGACTACAACCAGAAGGACCTCGACAAGCGCGTCAACACGAACCGTAACAACCTCGAGGCCCTGGCTTACTGGGCGAAGGTCGCGATTGACCGGCGTACGATCGTGTTTTGCACGTCGGTCGATCACGCCCACGCTATGGCGGGTCTCTTTGTCGATCAGGGCATAGTGGCCGAGGCCGTGGACGGCACGATGGACAAGGGGCTCCGGTCCGGGATCATGTCGCGCTTCAAGTCGGGCGAAACGCAGGTGCTGTGCAACATGAACATTGCGACCGAGGGCTTCGATTGCTTGGACTCAGAGACGGAGGTACTGACGGGCCGGGGCTGGGTAGGGATGAATGATATCGACCCCACCGATTTCGTGTACTCCCTCAACCGAGCGTCGGAGCGCGTCGAACTGGTTCCCATAGACCGAATCGTTCGGCGTCCGGTCGCACACGGAGAGAAGATGACTGTCTTCGAGAGCCAGCACTTCGATATCCGAGTGACTGAGGGGCACGAGTTCCACATCAAGCAGCGCAGCAAGGGTGCCGCGGGCCAGAGGTGGTACGTGAAGTCTGGTCGCGACCTGTCAGAGCGGCGGGCTGAGTTCCGGCTGCCGCTGGCGGGTGTTGACCAGAAGTTCGATGACTTCCCCGAGTGTCATCTGAGCGATGATGAGATCCGATTCATCGGCTGGTTCCTAACGGACGGATGCTACGAACGCGGCGCGATCACGATTTCTCAGTCAGAGACGAAGCACCATGAGCACATCCGCGCCTTGCTAACTCGGCTGGGGCTCGACTTTTCGGAGCGGCTACGAGAAAACAAGACCGGGTTCGAGGGCGGCGCGGCATGCTACGAGTTCCGAATCCCAAAGGGAACCGGCTATGGCTCATTGGCTCGAAACGGCCATAACTATCTCGGCCAGTACCTTGACAAATCGATTCCCTTGACCCTAGAGCAACTGTCGCCAAGGCAGTTCAGGGTTCTTTGGGACGAGATGATGCTGGGCAACGGTGCGCAGAAGGCGAATTCGTCGGGGTGGCTTTGGATGCCACGCAAGGAGCAAGCGGACCGCCTGACCGCGATGGCCGTTAGGCGTGGGTTCGCCACTAGCTGCGCTGAGGAGTCAACCCCTTCAGGCGGGCAAGTGTGGCGAATCACGGTCCGCGACCGGCAGTGGATGTCCACGTATCCGAGCGACCCTAGGTCAACGAGAATTACCCTCCAAGAACCGAAGGTCGGAGAGGAAGTTTGGTGCGTAACGAACCGAAACTCCACGCTGATCACTAGGCGCGGCGGAAAGGTCGTGATCCTAGGTAATTGTCCAGAAGCGTCGTGCGTTCTGTTGCTTCGCCCGACGAAATCATGGAGCCTGTTCGTGCAGATGATCGGGCGCGGCCTTCGCACGGCGCCGGGCAAGCAGGACTGCATCGTCATCGATGTTGAGGGCGCGGGCGACGACAAGAGTCTGGCAAGCGTCCCTGGCGTCCTTGGATTACCGCAGACGGCAAGCCAGAAGGGCGACTCGTTCAAGCAGCTCGCGATGCGGATTGATGCTCTGCCGGACGACTTGCGGGCGCGGCTTGGGCGTAGACCATTCGACCTCGCGAGCCTGGACAGCGTCCTTGCGGAAGTCGACCTATTGCGCGACCTCGGGCCCAGCGAGGAGATCGTCAGCGGTTCGGATTGGGCTTGGCAGACCGTCGCGGACGGTTGGTACTCGCTCTGGTGCGGATCCGATGAGACCAAGACCAAGACGCGCAAAGCGACGCTACGCTCGGACGTGCTCGGTTCGTGGACGCTCGTTCTTGTCGAGGGTGATAGTTTGCCGATCTCTGAGGTTGTTTACGAGGGCATCGATCCGGCCAAGGCACTCCACGCAGCGGACAATGCGATCCGGCTTGCATGGCCGGGTCTTGACGGGTTCCTTCGCCGCGACGCTCCGTGGCGAAACAAGACGGGCGGCGCGAGTGATAAGCAGAAGTTCTGGCTAAGGAAGTTCGGCCTAACGGACGCCGAGATTGCGGGGATGACCCGTTCGGAAGTGAGCACATTCCTCGATCGGCAATTCAGTAAGAGGCGGCGCTGATGGCGCGGCTAGGAGTTAGACTATGAATCCACGAAAACTATCGGACGTTATTTTGGAGCACGAGCCTGCTTCCCCCGAGGGTGTGACTAACCGCCCCCGAGACCTTCGGCTACTCGGTATGAGTAACGCCATCAGGCGGGCTCCGACCGACACGAGGCCGACGTGGATGCTCCTCTACGGCGTGCTCCTCGGCATCCTGCTCTGCATGGCGCTTTCGCTCTGGCGCGAGGTCGAGCGAGCGGCCTCCGAGCGGGCCGGGCCAACCCCCGCCGCTAATACCACGGGGGCCGCTGACGCGATCACGCTCGCGGCGGCGGAGGTGGAGCGATGAAGGAGGTACTGGCGCCGCGAGTATGGGAAAGGCTTCGCGAGGATGGTGGCGCCGAGGAATTCCACGCGCTGCTTACACCAGAGACGCGCCAGCGGCTACATGCGCTATTGGCGCGAAAGCGGGAGGCCATGCAGACGAGCGACGCGCTCAAACTCGCGAAACACGAGCGCGATCTGCAGAAGAGAGGTAGCCAGTGAAGCGCGGAACGATCGAACATCCGAAGACGGTGATGCTCCAGATGCTGCTCGGTTGCTCGCGCCTGGAGGCGGTGGGCATCCTGGAAGCCCTGTTTCACTGGGCGGCCAAATACGCGCGGCGAGGCGACATCGGTCGCTACCCCAACGCGGTTATCGCCGAAGGGCTCTACTGGCGAGGTGATCCGGACGCCCTGGTCTCTGCGCTCATCGAGGCACGAGGCGAGGGCAAGCACGGCTGGATCGAAGAGCACCCGACGATGAGGCTCGTGGTTCACGACTGGCATGACCACGCCGACGAGTCTACGAAGAAAACCCTCGCGAACAACGGCGAGACGTTCTGGAATGGTCGCGCGCCGTTCGAGAAGAAGTCGCGCAGTGGTTGCGAAACGATCGCGAGCCAGTCCGACACCGTTCCGGAGGTCGTCGCGCCTGAGCCTGGAAGCAGCTGCGCCCTTTTCGAGAATGATTCGCGAAACGATCGCGAAACGATCGAGACCGTTTCGCCCCTGCCAGAGCCTAAGCCAGAGCCTAAGCCAGAGCCTTTAGAACTCTTGGGGGGGCAAGCACCCCCCGCTGAACCTGAGGAGGCCGTGGAAGCGAAGCCTCCGGAGGGCCGGAAGAAGCCGCCGCGGGGGGTTAGCCCGGATGTGGCGGCGGTCATCGATGCGCTGAACTCGCTCAGTGGGCGGAGGTTCGACCCCGGCGGGGCCCAGGCTCAGTACGTGCGAGGCCGGCTAAGGTCCGGGGCGACGGTCGAGCAGCTCGTCCTCGTCGTGGAGCACAGGGTTGCGCTGTGGGCCAAGGACCCGAGGATGCGCCAGTATCTGCGCCCCGAGACCCTATTCGGGGCTGCCAAGTTCGAGGACTACCTGCCGCTGGCCAGGGAGTGGGACAACGCTGGCCGGCCGCCGCCGGAAACGAGGCGAAACGGACAAGCGTCTACCAGTGGAACGTCGGTCCGTGACCGGGCTCAGGAGATTTTGGGTTCTGGCTCGCTTAGGGATCGGGCTCAGGAGATTTTAGGGGCATGAACCTCAGGGAAGTGATGGCGGATTGTTTGGCGCTCATGGAGGGCGCGGGGCTGAAATTGTTCGGTCGAAGGCTTGGCCCGGCGACGATTCAGGCGTTCGTGGCGGTCTGCGAGAGCCGGGGCTATGGCGAGCCGGATCTGCTTCGCCGGGCCGCGATCTCGTTTTGCCAGGAGGACGGCGAGTTCCCAACGGCTGCCCAGTTTGCTGCGCGGTGCCGCCAGGTGTGGGAGTCTGACCATGTCCAGGTCGGCTTGCCCGATGGGGACGTGGTTAGGATCGCGTGGGTTCCGGTGCGGGACTATCAGGCGCTACCTCGGGATGGTGGCGGCGAGGTTCCCGAGGCCGAGGTGGCGGCGCTGATGGCGAGGCTTGATTCTCTGGCCTAGGTCGCGTTGATCCCGCTCGGGGAACAGGTCCGCGAACGTGAGCCCCAGCGCCGAAAGGCAGGCCTCTTTGGAGCCAGGCATAGGAGAATCCCTGCGAGGACACCTAGAGCGAACAGCGGCAGTCGCGGTCCATGTGGAGCCTGGATCCGTTCGAGGAGGATGAGCCGTAGGCTATACGTTTGCACGATTGCACAAATATTCCTGCAAACGAAGCGAATTTCTGCAAACGAAAAAATCGAAGCCCTGGGTCTTTCTGGGGTTTCTGCAAACGACACACATTCAGCCCCTGAACCTATGGGAGGGAGTGGGGAGGGGGGAGGTATTGCCTAAGTCGAGGCCGAACGACGTTTGCAGAAACTCCTCGTTTGCAGAAATAAATACTGCAATCGTGCAAAGGTCGGCGATTTAGAGGAGAAGGGTAATGGTATCGAAACAGGTACGAACGGACAGCTCGGGGCGACCTGAGTGGGACCGCGCGCGGATGCTGGATGCCTGGGCCGCCTGCGAAAGCGGAGGGGAGCCCGCTATGCCAGCGCTCGGCTATCCGACGGGCCGGCGCGCCGATCCGTGCGGAGACGAGAGCCTCGCTCATGGCCGCCTCGTGAGAGTGTGCGGCTACGCCAAGGCCAGGCCGGTCCTCGTCCACAAGCACGTCAAGGGCCTCCAGCTGTCCGACTTCGCCGTCTGCTGGCCGGGTGAGACCATCGAAGAGGCGCTTTTCCGGCGCTGCTGGCAGGATTTTCGTGTTTATGAAACCGAAGGCATGCCTGGCCTGCGGGTCCCCGTGGAGCAGATGGCGCAGGTGCGATACGATCTGTTCATGGCGGCTTTGGATGAGGCACTGAGGGCCGAGCCGTTCTTCGGGGCGGCGATCGGAATCGATTAAGGGGCAAAAAAGGGGATCAGGCTTGAAACTATCGCCGCGTTTAGCGCATCCTTATAGGTGGGTAGGGCTAATTGGCTCTCATCACCGACTTCGAAGGCCCGGCAACTACGGATAGCGCCGGGTTTTTTGGTGTCGGCGCTAATGTGGGCCGGCCCTTCCTGATTCCATATGCATCTCCTTCAACTCCCCGGCGATCGGTTCACCGAGTCGTTCACGTCCATGCCGGGGTCTATGCAGAACATGAGCCTAGTGCCGTATCTGACCGATATCCAATGGGCAAGGGTTGCGCCAGCTGAGCGCGCGCTGTTGCTGGCCGCCCAGGAGTGCGACCGCTTCAGAGTGCGCGAGGTTGGCCGAAATGACGGGCCTCGAGTGCGCGAATACCTGCGATCTGCCGGGATCACAGCTCCCGCTCCTTGGTGCGCGGCGTTCGTGACGTGGTGCCTCACCCAGGCGGGTGTGGCGCATGACCAGATGCCGAAGGGTCCAGCCTCGGCGTGCAACTGGAGGGCGTGGGCTGACCGACGCGGCGTTGCACACCGAGACCCAACACAAGCCGTGCGCGGTGATTTGTTTGTCTGGTGCAACCACCCGAAATCCTGGACGGGCCACATAGGATTCGTCGTAAGGACTCGCCGGATTCTGGGTCTGTGGGTAATCGACACGATCGAGGGGAACACTGACGGAAGTGGATCGAGAGACGGCGACGGCGTTTATCGGCGCGTCCGGCGACTAGCTTCGAACATTTGGTTCATCAAGGCAGACTGGTAAATGCTGGAAACACTCATGCAGGGATTGGCCGCCAATGGGCCGTGGGCGGTGATGGCCGGTTTTCTCCTGGTTCGGATTCTCCGAGCGTGGGACAGCGATCGCAAGCAGGCGATGGAGCTCATGGGCGAATTCCGCGCGACGATGCAGCGTCAGTCCGACGCGCTCTCCGAACTCACCGCCGCCGTTCGAGCCCTGCGCAAGAGCGTGGATGAGGGCGCGCCGATCGGAATGCGACATGAATAACGCCATGAAAACTACGCTCGTTCTCGCCACGCTGGCCGTGGCATCGCTTGCACCCGCTCAGGTCGCCATCTTCTCCGACCGCTCTGAGGCGCGCCCTGTCGCTATTGAGCCAGCGAAGACATGGGCCCTCAACTACGGCTGGCAGGTCAGCGCCTGCGGGCTGCTCGCGCCGTTGGGGAGCGTTCGGATCGGTGCCGCGCTGACCGTCACGAACGACGCATGGCAAGGCCTGTTCGTTGGCTGCGGCACGCTCTTCGGGGACACCTGGACGGGCGCCCTGCGCGATTTGCGTCCGGGTATCGTTATCGGCTGGAGGTTCTAGCTGCATAGCGACGAACTGCAGCCCTGGGACCGGCAACCCGGCGAATCTGTCCGGGCCTACGCAGCCTTCTGCCGATTTCGGGACATGGGGCCATCGCGCACGATGGCCGCAGCGTATGGCCGGACAGAGAAGCCCGCGCCTGGCCGCTGGCGCGAGTGGTACAAGCTGTGGACGTGGCGTGCTCGCGCGGAAGCGTGGGACGGGATGATCGAAGCCCGCGCGCGAGGCGCGGTAGAAATCGAGCACCAGCAGCGCCTCGTCGAGCACCTGGAGCGACAGCGCCGAATCGCGACCGCCAACCTCTCTCTCGCCGAAAGCATGATCGCCGCCGCGGCCCGGCGGCTGGCAACCGTCAACGTCGACGAAATCGACGTGAAGCACTTGCCCGCGTTCATTCGCGCCGCCGCAGCGGTCGCCGATGCCGGCACGAACGCGGAGGCGCAGGCGCTGGCGGTCGACAGGCTGGTGGCCAGTTTTGGCTCGTACTAAATCCGCAGCGCTCGTCCTGCGACATGCGCAGGAACAGACGCCGCTGATGCAGCGGGCTCGCGGGGAAGCCAGACCAACCTACACGCAGGTCGCAGGGGCGGAAAGGGCGCTAGGCTCTCTGGCCGAGTTCGTCCGCCAAGCGTGGCCCGTGTGCGAGCCCGATACCGATCTGATTTGGAACTGGCATCTCGACGCGAAATGTGAGCACCTCGAGGCCCTGGCACGAGGCGAGATACGGCGGCTACTGATAAATGAGCCGCCGGGGCACATGAAAAGCCTCATCGTCTCGGTGCTCTGGCCGGCGTGGATGTGGCTCAAGCGGCCGAGCTGGCGATCGATCTTTAGTTCGTACGCGATGGACCTCGCGGTCCGCGATTCGGTGCGGTGCCGGGACCTCATCGAGTCCGATTGGTATCAAAGCGCCTTTCGTCCGGCGTGGAGACTGTCCACGTCACAGAACCTGAAGTCCTGGTTCGTCAACTCGGCCGGCGGTACACGGTTTTCGACCTCAGTCGGATCGCGCGCCACTGGATTTCGAGGCGACTGCGTAGTTGTCGACGATCCGATCAACGCGACAGATGCGCCTTCGAAGCTAGCCAGAGAGGCCGCCATCCGTTGGTGGGATCGCACGATGAGCAGCCGGCTAAATGATCCGCGCACGGGCGCCCGGGTCATTGTCGGGCAGCGGCTCCACGCAGAGGACCTCACCGGCCACGTCCTCAAGCGCGGCGGCTATGAGCACCTGTGCCTTTCGACCGAGTACGAGCCCGAGAGGCGATGCTCGACCTCGATTGGCTGGCGCGATCCTCGCGCTGAGAGGGGCGAGCTGCTGTTCCCGGGGCTCTTCACGCCGGAGGTGGTCGCCGAAGCGAAAGCGGACCTAGGCAGCGATGGCTTTGCCGCCCAGCACCAGCAGCGGCCAGCGGCGGCTGAGGGTTCGATCTTCAAGCGGCGCTGGTGGCGGTTCTGGCTGCCGGCAGGAGCGAAGGCTCCCCCGGTGACGGTCCTGCTCGACGACGGGACCTTGCACGAGTGCGAGACGGTTGTCTTGCCAGAGAGCTTTGACGAGGTCGCGCAGTCCTGGGACATGACGTTCAAGGACACGACGGGCTCGGACTTTGTTTGCGGTGGCGTGTGGGGCAGGCTGAAGGCCGAGCGGTACCTTCTCGACGCGGTTCATGACCGGTTGAGCTTCACGGCGACGTGCCGCGCCGTGGTGGGGATGCACGAGAAGTGGCCCCAGGCACGCCGGAAACTCGTCGAGGACAAGGCGAACGGTCCAGCGGTCATTTCGCAGCTCAAGAGCACGGTTCCGGGGCTGATCCCGATTGAGCCGGAGGGCGGCAAGATTTCGAGGGCCAACGCGGTCTCACCTTTGTGTGAAGCCGGCAACGTGATCCTCCCTCATCCGATGCTGATGAAGTGGGTGGGCGAGATGATCACGGAGACGGCGGACTTCCCGTTCTCGCCCAACGACGACTGGGTGGACATGCTGACCCAGATGCTGAACCACTGGGCGGCGAAGAAGACAGGTTCGGTGCGCGAAGCTAGCGAATACGACTAATGGCGCTTTCCGATCGTGACCTCGATGCCTTCGTTGCGGCGGTGGTGGCGCGGCTAGCCTCGGGCGCTCTTGGTCTCGCGCGGATTTGGTCGGGCTTTGCGGCTCGGCTGCGGAAGGCTTTCAGGGAAGAAGGCGACGATTTCGTCCGGATCATCGAAGCTCATGGACGGGCTACTGGTCAGGAAACCGGGCGAATCCTGAACGCATCGGTGGGGGACTCTGGGTCTCTGGGCCGAGCGCACGTTCGGAAGATCCTGGAAGCGCTGGTGGGCAGGGATCCGGAATTGCCGGGCTTTCGCCCTCCGGACATGGGGCCATATGCCGACGAGGTGGCGCGGGACGTGGTGGCTCGGCTCAAGGAGTCGTTTCGGACCTGGAAGGACCAAGACCACGCCGAGGAGCAGATTGTTCAGCTCACGGGCGAGCACCTCGACCGGCTGCTGACGGGCAACCAGACTGAGGGCTTCAAGCAATATCGGGGCTCGCTGATGGCGGGCTATAGGGCGGTGCCGGAGGTCGACCGGATCGTTCGGCGTGAGCGGCTCGACTCGCTGACGTGCGCGGTTTGTTGGGCACTTCACGGGGAAATCCTGGACAAGTCCGAGGATCTGGCGGTCCATCCGAATTGCCGGGGGATTCCGGTTCCGGTGCTCTTGGGCTCCGATCCTCGCGGGGTGACGGGCCCGGAGGCGTTCGAGGATCTGAGCGAGGCCGAGCAGCGGATCATCTTGGGGCCTCGCAAGTTCGATCTGTATCGGCGCGGGGAGTTGCTGCTGCCGGATTTGGTCCACCGCGGTGAGCATCCGGAGTTCGGCCCGTTCGTTCGGGAGAAGACTTGGAAGGAGACTCAGGGCGCCATAGCCGAAAGGCAAGTACTTTTCATGAGTCAGACAGGAGGAGGCCAAGGTCCGATCAGGCAGGGGCTTTTCTATTGACCCGATGGACGATTTTCCGCCCGATGCTGCGCTCTGCGACCTGATCGGGTGGTGGGATGAAGATGAATACCAAAGTCAAGTTGATCTCAGACGGCACGCCGATCGGCACCAAGCTGGTCGATCCCGAAACGCTCGAACCGCTGCCGATCATGCAGCACGTCCGGGCTATCCGCTGGCGGATCGACGAGGGCGGCCTCGCTGTCTGTGAGGTCGATCTGATTTGCATCGAAATCGACGTGGCTGGAGAGATGGAGATACCAGAGGCTACTAGCAAGGAGGTAAATGGAAATGGCAAAGGACAAGGATAAGGTGGACGCATTGGCGGCCGACGCGGCGGAAGGCGAGGGCCCGGTAGCGCCCGTGGACCCCGAGGGAGTTGACAATCCCACGAATGTGAGTGAAGCCGATCTCTGGCGGATCGTGCGAGCGGTCGAGCGGTTTGCCGAGGGTTCGCTCGCAGACACCGTTGAGAAGGTTGCGGCGATCGCGACGGAGGCGACGATGGTGCTGGGTGCTGTGCTCGTTTCCGAGCGTGACGCGGAGGACCCGGGCCTGGTGGGATCGGTGACGATTGCGTCGGCTACGTGCGTGATGCGCCGCTCATCGGAGGATGGCGTGAACGCGGTCTTCGAGGATGGGGACGGACGGCAGTTCGAGCTTCGGCATTTTGCGCCAGCTCTCGTCAAAGAGGGTATGGCCTATGACGTGACGATTTCACTGCGGGCGCCGCAGTAGGCTGGAGGATAGATGAGCAACCAAACGGGGCAGGACCCCCACGTCGGAGCAGGGCAGGACCCAAAGAAGGGTGCGGGGCAGGACCCCACGGGCGGCGGCCAGGGGCCTACCGCCGGCGAACTGCAGGCCGAGATCGATCGGCTCAAAGCGGAGAATAAGGAACTTAGGACTGAAGCGGCCGCCCGGCGCGTCGAGGCGAAGGATCTGCGCGAAGAACTCGAACGAGCGAAAGCGGCGACCACTGGCGACCTGTCGAAACTCGAGGAGAAGGTGCAATCGCTAGAGGCTTCCGCACAGGCGGCGAATCAGCGGCTCATCGACGCCGAACTCCGGGTAGCGGCTCACAAGGCGGGGTTTCGCAACCCCGAGGCAGCCATCAAGCTCCTCGATCGCGAGAAGCTGCGCCTCGATGGCGCGAGCGTGCTCAACGCCGAGGACGTCCTTGGTGAACTGGCGAAGGCCGAGCCGTACATGATCGCTACTCCAGGCGGGGGCGATGCAGGGGCCGGATCTGGCGCTCCGGCTGCGTCCACGTTCAACGACATTCTCCGCGCGGAACTATCGCGGCCGTAGCGGCCGCCATCTAGCGAGGTGATATTTTGACTCCAGCAATTCAACGCGCGGACGCTGCGGCGCTCGTGCCTGCGCCGACCGTGTCCGAAATTTTCGATGGCATGCGGCAGAACTCTATCGTGATGCAGGCGTTCCGGGAGATCCCGGTGCCTGTGACAACCACATCGATGCCCGTCCTACAGGGGCTGGCGACGGCGTTCTTCCGGAAGGGGGACACTGGGCTATCTCAAGGCGACAAGCTCGCTTGGGAGGCCAAGACCATCGTGTGCGACGATCTGGATGTGCTCATTCCGATCCCTGACGTCGTAGCGGCGGATACGCAGTTCGACATGTGGGCGGAGGTGCGCCCTCAGGCGATCGAGGCTCTCTCGAACCGCCTCGACGTCGCTGTTCTCCGAGGCGAGGGTGCCCCGTCCACATTCCCGACAAACGTGTTTTCCGCGATCGGCACGGCGTCACAGACTCGCACTCGAGGTACGGCCGCGGCCGCGTCGGGCGGCATCGCTGAGGACATCAACCAGGTCATGGCGTTCCTCGAGTCAAAGGGCTTCGTTCCGAGTTCCTTCGGGGCGGACCTGCAGATGAAGGCACGCTTGCGCTCGGCTCGTGACACGACTGGGCAAAAGCTGCTCGACGTGCGAAACGAGGTCATCGACGGGCGGATGGTCGCATCGATCGAGGGCCTGCCCGTCTATTTCGGCATGGGCGGCGGGTGGTCGCTCGGCGCGCCGACGACGGGCGATCCGGAGATGATCGCGTTCGACCGGTCGAACTTCGTGCTCGGAGTCCAAAGGCAGATGAGCTGGGACATTCTGCGCGAGGCCGTCATTACCGACGCGAATGGGAACATCCTCTTCAACCTGGCGCTGCAAAAGATGCGGGCCCTCCGGCTCTCGATCCGCGTCGGTTGGCAGGTCGCGAACTACATGACTCGGCAGGCCAAGGCGAGCGGGACGAACGAGGTGCAGCGCATCGCGATCTCGGGCATCACGACGATCGGGCCGGGCACGTTCAAGATCAGCTTCGGCGGTCTGACGACCAGGGCGATCGTATACGATGCGACAGCAGCGGTCGTGCAGGCTGAGCTCGAGCGGCTCGGAACGATCGGTCGCGACAATGTGGCGGTGGCCCGGTCTGGCTCGACTCCGAACTTCACGTTCGACATTACCTACAAAGGTGCGATGGGCTCGCAGGACATCACCGACGTTGTTTCAGCGGCTGGGGACGTGGCGGTGACGACAGGTACTCCAGCGTTCACCATCACTACGCCTACTGCCGGTGTGGCGCCGGTGAAGTTCCCGGCGGCCGCCTTGATTCGGCCTTAGCCGAATCCCTAGATGCTCCGCTCCTTCTGGGGCGGAGCGCCACTCTTTCTCATGCAGATTTCGCTGGTGGATGCGGTTGCGTACGTACGGGCGGAGTGCGCTATCGACGCGCTGCCGGCGGTCGAGGAGTCTCATGTCGAGACGCTCCTGGCGCGGTGCCGAATGCCTGACGACGAGGGGCGACTCGTCGATGATGCAGCGTGGGAGGAGTCCTACGACTTGGACCAGGCGTGCGCACTTGTGTGGGAGCACCGCGCCGGGCTCGCCTTCAACCAGTTCGACGTCGGCGCCGGGCCGAACCGCCAAACGCGCAGCCAGATCGCGGAGCACTGCCGGGCGCAAGCCCAGCGGTACCGAGCGCGGCGGGCGGCGTCGTTTCCACCCGGGATGATCGAGGCGTAAATGATTGCAACAGCAGATTTCAACACCGAAATGGACCGCCTGATTCAGGCTTGGCGTCGACTTCGCGACGGCGTGGTGGCCTCGCTGGATGCGATCGAGGAACTCGATAGCCTGACGTTCTCGGATTTCTCCTCGCGGGCCGATCTGTCGCCGGCGAATGCGACCACCAAGGCTCGCTTGGACCCCGACACGGTTTCGGCTCGCGATTTCAAGGGCCTACTCACCCGCATCGAGCGCCATGTGCAGGTGCACGGAGGCTATGGCTCGCTGGATGCATTTCTCTCGGCCCTGAACCCTACGACGGGCACCAAATGGACCGGACTCCAAAACTGGCGACTTCGCGATTTGTGGCAGCTGTGGAAGGGCGCGGGCCAGGTCCCGAGCGTCCATAACCTCTACTTCGAGTTGCTTCAGGGTGCCACGTACGCAAACGCGCTAGCGAAGCTAGTGGTGTCTGGCGCGGATTTTACGGCAGGCTCTGCCGTCGACACGAGCAAATATGCGGGCGGATTCGGTTACTTGCTCGTGTCGGGGTTCGCGGGTTCTACTGATATCGTGACGGTGACCGGCACACAGTTCAACCCGGCGACGCGGACGGCGACTGCGGGCAAGACGTGGACGGCGAGCGTTACGGGCAATGGATCCTTTGCACTGACTGCAGGCACAGCGGATGCGGACTCCCTCATTGCGGCAGTGTCGGCGATTGCAGCGGGCGGGTCCATCTCTGGCGGAACGATCTATGTCGAGGCGAGGCGACCCGCCGGGCGGGGCGGCATCGAGTCGTCGTGGTCGAGTCCAACCCCCCCCCGGGT